ATATAGTGAAGTTCTTATTGATGGGGATGCGTTAGAAGAACTTGAAAAGGATTCTCATATACTCGCTGCTCTTCAGGGAGCAGGTGTTGATAAGTGGGATGGTTATGATAAAGCAATGGAAGATTTAGCCTAAGGAGAAAGGATGTATTTTAAGATTGGATGGGAGAGCGAGTTTTCAGACTTGATGATGCATCTGTTTTCTAAGTATGGTCGTAATATGTTTACGGCTGATGGTATTGGAGATCAGATGGATTTGGATAAGTTTGCTAAATCTTTCTTCAAAGGAGCCGGGCCTGTTTCAGAATTCTCAGTGGACGCCAACGCTAATGTGGCGTCCAAGTCTGTGATTGAATGGAACTTTGAATTCGCTAAACCTCTTAGCCGTTATAACAGCTATTATCTTTTGTGGAAAGAAATCAAAAAAGGTTTTGGTTTAGCCACCGCTAATAAGATTATTGAGGAGCAGTTGTGTGGTGGAATATACATTAACGACTTCACTGATGTCGGACGACCTTATTGTTTTAACTATTCGACATACGACATCGCCTTGTCGGGGCTGTCTATGTCTTCCCGAATGCGTATCCAGCCTCCGAAATCTCTTGTCTCCTTTATCCGTCAAGTTGAACAGTTCACGGTGTACGCAGCTAACAGCACTCTCGGAGCAACTGGACTCGCTGATTTCCTAATTGTAGCGTCCCTCTATTATAGAAAGATTCTCAAGACAGGTTTTGACGGACATGTACGAATCTATGAACCTCTGCTCTATCTTAAAGAACAACTTACATCCTTCATCTACACAATCAATTGGGAGTTTAGGGGCAACCAAAGCCCCTTCACTAATGTCTCTGTGTACGATAGGCTATTCCTTGATAGGATGTGTGAAGACTATTCTTTAGATGATATTAAAGCTTCAGCAGATTATGTTGAGGCTTTGCAGATGATTTTCCTGGAAGCTATGAATGAGGAGCTTACTCGTTCACCTCTCACCTTCCCTGTTGTAACAGCGTGTTTTGCCACTGACGATGATAATAAAATTATCGACACAGAGTTTAAGAAGAACATCGCCAGTATGAATCTTCAGTTTGGTTTTATTAACATGTATATGGGCAAAACTTCTACCCTGTCCTCGTGTTGCAGACTCCGCTCTAACACAGACAACCCCTACTTCAACTCCTTTGGAGCAGGATCAACTAAAATTGGTAGTCTTGGTGTTGTTTCCCTCAACCTTCCTAGACTTGCTGTGAAAGCTTCTAGGATTAATGGCTTCGAGTCGGAGGTTTTTTATAAGCTCCTTGAAGAGAAAGTAGCAGAGATTGCTATTATCAATGAGTGTAAGAGGCGCATCATTCGTAAACGCATTGAGTTGGGAGCAATGCCTCTATACGATTTGGGTCATATGGATTTGAATAAACAATATTCAACTGTTGGATTCACTGGTTTGAATGAGGCTGTTGAAATTGCTGGCCTCAGTATCCTGACCCATGAAGGACAGGACCTTGCTGCTGGCATCCTCATGCACATTAACAATTGCAATGATGTTTGGGAGAAAGAGTTTAAGGCGCCTCATAATATGGAACAGGTTCCTGCAGAGAGCAGTGCTGTCAAACTTGCTAAGAAAGATAAGATGCTTGGATTCAATGATAAGTATCATCTTTACAGTAATCAGTTTATTCCTCTCACTGTCCCAGCGAATATGCTTACAAGGCTTGAACTCCAAGGTATGTTTGATGGCCTTTGTTCTGGAGGAGCAATCTGCCACATCAACGTAGGAGAAAAGATTAAATCTGTTGATACAATGGTGAAGCTTATGGACTATGCTGCTAAGTGTGGCGTTGTCTATTGGGCTGTAAACTACGCAATTAAGAGATGTGTGAATGGTCATGTCTGGATTGATGGTGACAACTGTCCTGTTTGCGGAAAGAGTGTGAAGGAAGTGACGACACGTGTTGTTGGCTTCTTTACAAATGTTGCTCATTGGAACCCAGAACGTAAAACATATGACTGGCCTAATAGGCAGTTTTACGCCACTTAGAGCGTCTCTCAGCCACGCTAATAGCAATTAGGTACTAAGTATCCACTTGTATATTAGCGTGGCTTACAATTGATCTTAGGAGGTCGATTAAATGGAAATTACAATACGAATAGAAGATTGTTATAATTGCCCTTTTTGTAATGAAACACCAGAGGAGTATGTATGCATGTTCTCGAATGGACCAGAGAAAATAACAAACTCTCATATAGTGCATCCCGACTGTCCTTTCTTACAAGGGGAAGAGAAATGCATATTGGAGGATTAGAATACAATACCAACCATAAATCTTTAGAAATCTATTTCTCTGGTTGTACGCCTCCTCACTGTCCCGGTTGCCATAATGAAATCCTCTGGGATTTTAGTTTTGGGTTTAGAGTTGAAACTATTATGAATGAGATAGACCACTTGCTTATGAATGACATGGTGGAATATGTCTGGCTACTTGGAGGTGAACCTCAAGATCAGAACCCAGAAGAGTTTGCATCCTTTGTTCAATGGGTTGCTAGTTATGGAAAACCTCTTGTCTTGTTTACAAGATATGCAGCTCTGAACCCTTGTTTCTATGGTTTACCAATCTCCTATATAAAGACCGGATGGTATGAAAAAGAGCTTCCATCTTATGTTGAACCTGTGTTAGGGATAACTTTAGCAAGCAGTAATCAAAAAGTAGTGGAGAATAAATGGAAGTAATTGTATTAAAGGAATGTGGTTATGAAGAAGCACTTCTTGGTATCAGCCTTTCTTATAATGCTGATATTAATAGGATGTCTAAGACAGCAGAGAAGCTGTCAGATATGGATGGAGGACATAACAAGTTCTTGGAGTCTATGTGTGTCTGGCTTAACATTAACGCCCCTCGCTATTGGTGGAGTCAGTTTGACACATATAGAGCAGGGGTTACGAAACAGAGCGAATCAACCATGCATACGCTTACAAGACGACCCCTTACACAAAACAATTTTGAAGGGTTTGTTTCTGATGAAACAATCAAACTTCTCAATACCCTTATCGAAGACAACGACTTGGTTGGAGCAAAGGCAAATCTACCTGAAGCCTTCTTACAGAGGCGAATTGTTTGTACCAACTACAAAGCTCTTAGAGGTATGGTTAAACAGAGAGCAACTCATAAGCTACAGGAATGGAAGAAGTTCTGTATGTGTCTCAAATACCAACTTGAATTCCCTCATTTTATTGACAAAACTTGGAGGTTCGATGGTCCATTCTGATTTACGAAGACTTATTAAAGAAGTGCTAACGCCAGTTAATCTTTATTCTCCTGAGGCAGAAGAGCTTTTGATCCTTACTGCTGCAACGGAGTCGCTTGGAGGACACTACCTTTATCAGATTAAAGGACCGGCCAGGGGTATTTTCCAGATGGAGCCTGCAACGGAGAACGACATTCTTGTTAACTATGTTCGTTATAAATCCAATTTACGAAGTGCTCTGAAGCAGTTTATCAATTTTAATGTGGATGGAACTTACACCTATCGTATTGATAATCCTCTTGTAACAAGTTTATCCTATCAAATTTTAATGGCCAGAATCCACTATCTCAGAGATAAGTTCAGCATCCCTGAAGCAGAAGATGTTGATGCTCTTGCTAGCTATTGGAAGAGAGTGTATAACACATATAAGGGGAAAGGTGTGCCAGAGAAGGCTGTGAATAAATACCTGGAGTATATCGGATGAAAGATGAGGCATTGAGATATAATGAAGGGAAGCCAAGGCTTGGCCTTGTTCCTCCTCAGATTATAGAAGGTCTGGGCCATGTCCTTTCTTTCGGAGCACAGAAATATGGAGACCACAATTGGAAGAAAGGGTTGAGCGATGAAAATTGTTTATCTTCATGTCTGCGTCATATTATGGCTTATCAGCGTGGCAACGTCTATGATGATGAATCTGGTATTCACCATCTTGCACACGCTGCTTGTAATCTAGCGTTTATGTTGTACTTCCATGAAGATGAGGGGAAACCTCTAATTAAATAAATAAGTAAGCCCCTAGCTATCTAATGACGGCTAGGGGCATTTTTTATGGTTTCAAATATGAAGCAATATATTCCTCGACAGAGTTGGCCCCAAGTTCTTTTACAATATGTGGGTTTTTCTTGAGAATTTTGTAGGTTTGAATAACCCTGTCCTGAACAACATCAGGCAAACCTTTAATGTTAAAAGCATAATGGGTTAGTTCCTGACCAGCTATATCAATATCCAGTATCTCTTTAATAGCAAGAGGCTCAGACATCTTAGCCGTGTTCGCAACATTCATACCAATCAACGTATCACGTGCAGCACGGATGTTAGCTGCTACAGTTTTAGCCCCTTCAGGAGTTTTGGCTGCAACTTCCCATTCTTTTGAGTTAGCCATAGGAGCCAGGCTAACAGAAGGATTGGCAAACGCTGCAACTAGGGCTGCATTAGCTGCATCAGGAGCAGCCTTGTGAGCTCCAATGGCTCCCTTCGTATTCCCTGGTCTCACTGTCTCAGCATAGAAAGAAGCGCCATGAGCAGCAGTCCAGTTGGTAGCATCATTATTAGTGATCTTATCAAAAGATTCACTACCAAGAGCCCCCCAGTTAGTATGAGGGTTCTGTGAACTAAGAGTTCTGAAATAGGGATTCGTTTTAATTCCAAACTCACCAGAGGCATCCCCCATCTCAGCTTTCATAACCAAGTCGCCATACTCAGGATTCATCTTAAAAGCTGCATAGATTTTAGGAGACACTGCAATCAACTGAGCCACACCTCTCTGCTCAATAATATCGTTACGAGAAGTGATGGTGTCTACCTGTCTCTTCAAGAACTCTAAACCATCCGACTCATTTAACATCTTCTTGAAGCCTTCGATTCGATCATCAATTGCTTTCTCAACAGCAACACGATCAGCTCTTTCCATATTAGGAAGGTAATCCCCTACTCCACCAAGCATCGCCTGCTTAGAAGCCTCAAGCTCTCCGACCAACTTCTGAATCTCGTCCCCACTAAGTTTCTGACCTTTCTGTGCAATAGCTGCAATCCTGGCTCCAATAATCTTAGTGTTATAGTCCACAACATCCATAGCTGTGGAGTAGGCTTTTGGCGCCTTGAACTTGAACTTCTTATTCTCATTCTCAAGACGCTTTAGTTCCTGCGCCTCAGCATTGAGTTCTCGAATTTGAAACTCAGCCTGTTCTCTAGTGATGCCAAAGTTGTTCATGGTTTCTACAACCTGAGCTTCAAACTTGGCCTTCTCTGTCACAACTTTGTCAACAGCTTCCATCTGAACACGCTCTTCCTCTGTGGGAAGGTAGGCTCCAAAATACTGTTCAGCAAGCTTGCCACTTCCACCTGTAAAAGGTTTAGAGGCTTCAAGGAAGTCTTCCTTAAACATAGCTAAGACAGGGTTACTAAGACTCTCCTGGAGCATCTGATGGCGTCTAGCGTTAGCTTCAAGAGAAGAAATCTTTCCAGCAGTGACAAGAGCCTGAATCTTTTTATCGTCAGTTCCAAACTTCTTCAAAGCCGCATTACGCATGTCTCTAATCTGAGCATTCTGATCCGCTGTATTAGCCGGGTCTTCCTCAAAAATCACTTCCTCATCAAATCCCGCCACAGCCTCTTGAGCCTCTACTTCTGTAGTAGCCCCTCCTAAAATATTCTCCCCTTTAGCTTGAGCATACCCTGTACCAGCAGCATCCAAAAGCTTTGGAACTAACGCTGCCGCAGCCTGTCCCCATGCATCAGAAGACTTATCTGCGCTAACAGTGGAGGGAGGCGCGAACGCCCCGCTCCATTCCTGCATACTTGTAGAAAAATTAGCCATTAGAACTCCACCTCATATTTTTCCATTTCTCTTTTCAATGTGACATTGGTACGGATATTAGACCTACGCATAAGCTCTTCTAAACCGTCAACCACTTCGTTAGTGGCTTTCTCAAGAGCCCCTTTCATCTGGTCATGCCAAGTAGTGCCTGGAGTTTCCAGATATTTCTGAACCTTCTTTAGCACTTTGTCTCCGCCCTTCAGTTGTAGCACAGAGGTGAGGAGGGCGTTATAAGCAGCACCATAAACCATTTGTTTATCAGCACCAGCGTTAATCATTTTAACCATCGTAGAGGCCATCACCTTAGCCATATTATCCTGAGTGGCGGGTTTATTAAAGATGGTTCCGCTACCACTAAGCTCATACCAATCACCCACTTCCGTATTTTGGAAGCCCATAGCCTGTGCTAACACGGCTCCAAAATTAGGATCACGATAATGGAAGATCGGGAGACCTGCGTTGTTATGGTACATTTTTGAATTAGCCATAACGATAGCCTTTAAGATGTTACGAGACGTAGCAGGAACGTTCAACAATTCTCCTGCAATAACCGCAGTTGCTGCTAAAAGAGTTTTGTCATCCATCTCTTCAGCACTGAAAGCTAAAGTTTTCACCATCATACTCCTCTGCCACACATCTGTAATCCGAGAGAATACAGACCACGAAGGTCCAGCAATTAACTCTCCAGTAGAGGGGAGGGAGGGAGAGAAGAACACATTGATAAGACGCTCTGCTACATCATTACCAAGAGCAATACGACTACCAATATCTGTATTCATTTCTAATCCGTCTGCAATCCAGTAACCAAGAGCTCCTTTCTGTAGAACTTCTAATGTGTCTGCATCAGTGTTTTCGATGTTGATTCCAAGGTAGTCCATAATAGGACGACTAATTGTACCAATAATCGGAACACCAACACTACCCATTAAAATTGACTGTCCGCCTATAATTCGCATACGTTCCGCAAGTGTAAAGTCGTTGCCTAACATCTTCTCAATAAACTTAGTCTGAACCTGCATAAACTGAGTAGGAACACCAGATAATCCCCTCTGGAATTTAGCCTGATTTGCCTTACTCATATTAAGTCTATACTGATCTGCTCTCGCCACAATAGCTTCTAAGTCTGCTTCAGTAGGAAGTCTTCCGAGCTGCTTCTTAACATACTCATAAGCTGTACCAAAAGCAACACGACTATAGGACATTTCGCCCATCTTCACAAAAATATCAGAGTTGCTTAAAAACTTCTTAAACTTGCCAGCATCATAAGGAACATTCTGAAACCAATCAGAGTAGTCAAGGTTGGTAGAGATGACGCCTGTCTTCATTCCAGACTTATCCCACAACTTCCACGCATTAACATCAAACTTATATCCAGCCTTAGCAAGTTGATCCACATTTCCAAGCCTACTAAACTTATCAAGAATAGCGAATTCCATTGCCTTAATGGCACCTTTAACACCATGAACAGGATTAGCTGACATAGCCAAAATCATACCACTTCCCTGAATATACAACTGAGCAGGATTGTACAAACCAAGCATAGTGTGGTAGGTAATGGTTTTAATAATGCCAGGAATATTCTGTAGCTTATCGGAATAGACAATCTCTGCTAAATCCTTGCCCCAAGGAATCTTCCCATTGTTCTCTAAATAACGCCCAAGGTTAAGAAGTCTTTCCTGCATACGGATTTCTCCGTTAGTGCGCACACCAGCAACAAAAGCCACTTCACTGTGGGAGTTTCTAAAGAACCTCGCCTTAGGATGCATCCCATTAATAGCATTATAGAGTTCACCAAAACCTTTACCAATTGAATTCTCAGGAATAACTCCTGCCTCAATAGCAGAGTTGATCCACTTCTGCTTCAAACCCTCTCTATAAATAGAAATAGGCATTGTTGAAGCTAAGTTGTTAATATATCCCTGGATAGATTCCAAAGCTGTCTTTCGAGCACCTCCCCACTTACTGTCTCCGATGAATGGGATCTCTTCGCTCTTACGGCTTCCTGTATATAATCCACCAGAAATGTTAATCATTTCTTTATCAAGTTCACCAGCAGACATTTCTCTATCTGCTCTGATGACATATTCTTCACCATCATCTAAGGTTTTAAGGTATTTTTCTAAGTCTTTTCTATTACTAGAATAAGCCTCAGTAACTTCTCGGAACACCTTATTATTGTCACCAACTGTTGTCTTAACTTTCTTTTTAAGAAAGAAGTTGGCACCTTTTCGTGTTTTAGGGACATACCCTACAATTTTATTAAGGATACCAGCAGTCGGTTCAACAATTTCATCGGCCTTAACTAAAGCCCATTCAGCTTTAGACACACCTGCTTGGAAGAAATCGGAAGAATCCGACCTAACAAGTTTATAGCCTTTCTGATAAGCTTCAGTAATAGCTTTATGAGAGAGATTTTCTCTAACAAGTTTGTTATCTTTGATATACCACTTAGACTTTGTTTCAGTCATTCTGGGAGCTGCTACAGCAGACTCTACATCGTCATACACCTTGCCGTAAGTTTTACCCCCACCAATCGTAAGCTGTTTTACATTACGTACACGGAAACCCTCAAGAATACTTTTCTCTTTCATGAGATGCATCTTGTCGAGAATCTGGCGAGTAGCAGCATACGCCTTATATTCTTTTTCAGAATACTTAACACCACCAATTCCCTGTTCGACAGCCTCAGTGTAGGAGAATACTTTATTATTATCACCTTTCAGGAGAAGCTCGTCAACTTTCAAAGATTCGGCCTTATTTAGTTTTCCCCAAGCCTCCTTCATTGCTGTATCAAGGGAGTTTCTAATACGAGTTCCCTGTAAGAGTGCAAAGTGAGGAGACTGAACAAGGTCTTTTTTAATGCCTGGGAGAAGATGGTTAGGAGACCAAAGCCATCTAGACACTCGACTCATCTGCTGAAGCTCGTCCCATCCACCAATATCATTCAAAGTGAAATTAACTTGCTTCTGCTTTACGCCAGTGGTTGTATCAAATTCAAGAGTGAAAGATTTGTTATCCTTTTCCTTGATTCGTATATTAGTAATCTCAGGCTCTTCTTCTAATCTTTTCCACACCTTATCAATCTTCTTCTGTCTTTCAGCATCAGTGAGAGGAATTTCTAAAGGATCAAACTCGTCCAACATACCAGTGAGATGTTTGTCTCGAATCAACACTTCCTGGGCAATATTATCAGGAGCGCCAACAGTAAGTTTCTTAACTGTATCAAAAGGGGTCATAGCATTGGCCGCTGTCAAAGGGTCAACACCTTGTTCTTTTAATACACCAGCAGCTCCGGCCTTAACCACATCCCTAGCAAGTTCAAACTTACCAAGTTTAGCAATACGTGCAAGGGCGCTTGTACCTTTAGCCACTGTCTTAACAACACTGCCGGCTGCTTTAAGAATCAAAGCCTGGTCAAGCCTATCAGCAACATTCTCAAAACCAATCATCCACTCTTCGAGTTCATCAATATGCTGCATACGAGAGAGGAAGGTAATCAGTTCAAGTTTGTTATCAAACCCACCTATCGTTTCCCAATTATCCACAACCTGCTGAAAGATGCTTGCTCTTGCTTCAGGAGGAAGCTGATACATAGCATCCTTAAACTTGTGGATGAAGTCACCAGTGTAGATATAATCTCCAGCTTCAAAAGGGAGATTAAAATATTCAGCAAGCTCGCTCAACTTATAGTTATTATCAGACAAGAATAAAGACTGAGCAAAATCACCAGCTAATCCAAGATAGCCAGCTTCATCAGCAATCTTTGCAATCTGATGCTGGGTGTATGCTTGATAGGCTGCTTCATCCCTCTGTTTTTTAGAAAGATTTTCAGCTCCCTCCATCCCATCTACATACGCATAATACTTAGCCAGGACACCCCCGTTTTTCGCACGAGAAGCCCTCTCTGAGACGTCCTGTGCTACTTCCTGAGGGTCAGCTACACTAAGACGCTTCAAGGGCTTAGACAGGGCCTTATCGACGTTCTTAACGAAGTTATCTGCTATGAAGGAATTCTCAGAAAGAAAACCCTCAGTATACTTCTGACCAATATCATCTGTTTCACTAGAGGCTACAACGCTATCTATCCCACTAATAATCTTCTGAGCTACAGGAGGGGCCTTAGGAACAACATCAACATAGACATCATTAGGCGCCTCTTCTTCTGCTTTCTCTACAGGATCAACATAATCAGCATCATACCATTCTACATTTTCATTCTCAGGAGGTGTCCCCTCATTTGGAGACACCTGGTCCTTGGAGACACCTTCTGTATTTTCCATTCTATTCTTCCTTGAAAATTGATTTAGTTCCCTGCTGTACACCAACAGACATCAACTGACTACCAATACTACCTGCCAATGATCCAAACAGGCTTGGCCCCTGATTTTGTGCATTAACAACATTCTGTCTAGCAATGCCCAATGTATTAGCCTGGGACTTAGCTGTGTTGATATTACCAATATTAACTCCAGCCTGTTGTGTAGCAGCCTGACCGCCAACAATAGCAGCACTGCCACCAGTCTGTCCTGTTGAAGCAGCAACATTCTCTACCTGAGCACGCTGTATTCTAGCCTCTCGAATCTGAGCTCTCCGCTCTCTAGCGGCTTTCTCATTCTGAGCAGCCATCTCTACTTTACGTGCATCTTCTTCAGCCTCTCTGACATCTTTAGCCATATTCTGTTGCTCATTAACAGAATAAGCTACACCTCCAGCACCTAGAATAAGAGCTCCAGCAATAAGTGCTTCAGTCCCCATTATAACCACCTCCTAGAAACAACAAAACCATCTTGTTCAACAGCAGTGTGCATTCCCATGATGGCATGGAATTTAATAATTTTTTCTTCTTCAGATGGAACTACAGCTAAAACAACATGAGCGCCACAATCTCTGAGATAATCTTGAACCTTAATCCATTGGGGAAAGAAATACTTTTTAAGTAGGTTGTGGGACCACTTTCTCACCTCTAAATGTAAAACAGGGAGCCCCTCATACCACTCTACTTTTAACAACATTTTATCATCATCTACAAGTATTTCCATCATGCTACTTTCTCACTACCTAACACACTCCAACCATAGAGAATACAGTTGTGGTAGGGTTTAGTTTTGAATAAAAGACTCACCACCCTTCCGTGTCCACGAAGTTTGTTCTTCGTAACAACAGTAGTGTACCCATAGTCGAAGTCGCTTCCAAGCTGATCGAAAGAGAAGATACGAGGAAGCCTATACACTTCAAATTCAGGACCCCATCTGCCAGCAGTAGAACTGTTAGTCCATTGCCATTGAGCTTGCATTGTGCAAGACGATGGGTCAATCATCTCATCATTATCATTAAGACCTGCTTCAGTTCGTTTCAAATAGACATGGATATAATTAATCTTCTTATCAGTCATAGCTGAGTTACCAACAATATATCCAGTAACCATCTTCGCTGCAGCATCTATACCAACACCGTTGTATATAAACCAATCTCTATACTGACCATTACGGTAGTGGCTAAAAGTGAATTTGTGTGTATCACCTACTTTTACCATCGTCAGATACTTAGTAGCATTCTTCTGCTCACTTCCCCCAGCAACTGTTTTGATAATAACTTGGTCATCGCCGATAACAACTTCTTGTTCAACAGATTCTGTGACAATAACTTGGGTGTCTTCTGTAGTTAGCAAAATACTATTAATGGGAACAAAATCTGAAATAAACGGTTGCGACTCACTAATAATATCTATATTAAAAACATAAAAGGCCCCAAGATTAATATCAAAAATAAGTTCTTTATTAAAGAACGAAGAGTTAGGCAGAGGATCATCTCTATAGAGCCATCTAAATGTTCGGATAAAAGGGTCATATCTCCCAACAGCTTTTTCTTTAGAGTCGAAAGATATGTCGTCAAAAAATGTCTGAATAGTGGCGTATGTTAAATCGTTAGTGCCACCCCTTAATGTTAAGTCATTTCTAGTAATCAAATAAATACCAGACAAACCCCAATAAGCAATTTTATCTTCTGCGTAAACGATTGCTCTAGGAGATGCTGCACCAATATCTGTTGTCTTAGATACAGACTGATTAAGGGCTGAGAAAGACTCCTCTCCACCATGTATTTCCCACACACCGTTTGTGCAAAATACAAACAAAGACTGTCCCATAGTAACAAGACGGACTATTTGACCTGCCTCAGGAATAGTTATAAAACCTCCGTCTGTAGCAATAGGATCAAACACATGTTCAGCAGAGGGGTCCGCTTCAGAATAGCATTTAGTAAAAGACTCTAATGAATTATCCGCCCTTGAAAAGAAAACCATTGTCCCAATATTAGGAGATCGGTTATCTGTTTCAACTCTCGCCGATTCTTCCACAGCATAAAACACCCTACCAGCAAAAGAAGCAACGCAAGTAACCCCTCCAAAAGACTTATCTTCATTGGTTAATGCAATGGAGGACGCTGTAGCACGAGAAGCCCCCCTATTAAAAACATCTATGACGTAACGCCCTAAAGGTGCTTGTGTTGAACCGAATACAACCTTGCTTAATTCCTGCGGCCAAAAAGCTCCTATCGCTGCAATTTCCTTAGCACTAGATAACTTAGCTGCCCACACAATATCAGCATTAGATGGGTACCAACCATTTTGAGAAAAAGTATAACTAATAGGGTCGTTATTACTCGCACTTTCATAAGTTGAGTTAGAACACCTAATAGATGTAGGCCATCCTTGGTTTCTTAAATTATATTGGTGAGCTACTGTTAAAGTTGTAGGGCGTTCGTCAACCTCTAACCCATCATCAACTCCAAATAAATCTCTAATTTTTAGCCGACCCTCAGTAGAACTAACAGTGTCAGACGCAATATCATAAGAGAGAATAGTCACTTCTTGTGTACCATGAGCAATAACAAAACGGCCATAAACAGATGCTCCATTAATTGGTTCTGTTGGATCGCCAGATATTGTTATCTTATTCCCGCCATTCCTGGGGTTATTGGAAATAGCTCCGATATTAGCATCATAAAAATATAAATCATTCCCGATCTGCACTACAACAAATTCTAAATCACCGCTATTAGCCACTGCGTTCCACGTTAAAGAGGAGACAGCCGCATCTGTGGCAGTCACATCTACGCCAGTGTCAATCAGATTATAGTCAATTTCATATTCTATACCAAGGCGCCTACTGCGGCTACCATCAGGATTAAGAACAAAATTAACTTCTTCAAGAGAAGCGTTCTCAGGGAAAGTAAGTGGCGAGGCTTCAGTGATTAAGCCTTTGTTAAATGTGGTGTAATCAGACTGTATAGGCTGTCTTGGCATGGCTCACCTACTTGTTAATATAATTTTCAATAGCTTCCAAGCCTGTACGTTTTGTCCATTCACCAGCCAAAACATTAGGAACTTTACCTGGACCGCCTTTCCACACCACAACATACAAGCTAGGGTGGTTCTCAGACGGCTCAAGAACAAGCTGCTTGGGTTTCTTTTCTACCTTCTCCATCTCTTTCTCCCATAATCTGGATAACTAACTCCACCTGCTGTACGCCACCCCTGACTAGAGAGGTGCTTCTGCTGTCTCCTGCTCTGTTGTTCAGCTTTCTCGTTAGCAACTTCCTTAATCAAAAGGAACGCTGTAGACTTAGCTTCAGACAAGAGAGCAGGGAACAGATGAGCAGGCATCGGAGGAATAAAATCATTGCTGTCATACCAATCTGCATACGTTGCCACTTCACACTGTGCATTCTGCCCCTGAAGAGTGTCCTCTAAAGAAGCAACAAACGCATCCATCACGACAACCTCATCATCAAAACTAGTCCAATATTGAGGAGGCTGATCTGTAATGATACGAAGAGGAACATTTGTATTAGTCAGGAACATTGTAACATTTTCGTTATCTGCATTCCGAGAGTTTGTAAACTGAACAAACTCAGGCGGTTCAAGATATTTTACAAAGTCATAAGATTCTTTCGGATTGTCAGCAGTTCTTTGATTGTATGTAATCCACTTAACTCGCCTAGTGTTTTTAGGAAGCAAGAGAAACATCGGATGTTCACTATCTCCATAAGACTGGAGAGTTGTAATTTTATCCAGATGAGGCCACTCCCTTCGAGTCATCATTTCATGATATGTGGATTTTACAATCTGAGCAACCTGAAGACTCTCTTCTGTGTCACCAATAGAGTTAATATAGTCTCCAGACATGTCGGACAAAATGTCCTGAACCATTTCTAACAAAGACATTTTCATTTACGTCCACCCTTGGCTCCGCCTCTTGCTTTAGCTTTTCGATCACCAATACGCCCACCTTCAGAACGATTACTTTTTCTGTCTTGGACTTTCAGATTACTTTTTCCGTTACCACCACCACTCTTCAGGGTTTTCTTGTGACCTACATCTTTTCCGTCACCCTTACTCACCTTGCCCTCTTTCATTAGCTTACGTCTTGCTTTATTACGAGCAGACCGTTTCTTAATCTGGTCAGGTTTCCCCTGATAAGTGTTGTATTCTCTTTTATAATTTCTAGACACCTGACAACCTCTGAATTAAAATGTTACCATAAATACGTCCAGCGGCACCATCACTCATACTGTTAAAGGTCCAAAAACCTAAACCCTCACCAGCTAAGAGCTGTAATGTACAAGGACCTCTATTTGGAGAGGTATAACTGTAATCACTTGAGCTGGATGAGTTGTTAATAGATGCATCAGCTAACAAATAATAATGAGCTCTTGAAAAAACAGTGCTAGTTTTAGTAAATCCCATAGAAAATGTATAAGGATGTGTTGCAAGCCCGGTCTTACCAGCTCTTGCTCCTATAGTAAAACTCGGGAGGGTGATCTTATATATTCCAGAAACAGACACTGTAATAAAACCGCCCGAAGCTATGCAGAAAGAATCGCCAGTGTTGTATTGACTTTTTTCAGAAAAGTTTGTCGGAAATAGTCTATTACCACTATAGTTTGCAACTGATGTGTCGAAGGTAAAAAACATACTCTGAGCAACCGGATTCAAATCAACATCTGTCCAATAACCTCCCCCTTCTCCATCAGCAACATACACCTGATTAGCTGATGCAAATTGAATCCCCTTGGGCTCGTGGATGTAAGGGTCAGAGATATTTGCGTGTTCAATTTTAGCCATAAAATCTCCATAAAAGAAAAGGGAAGGAGGAAACACCTCCCTCCCCTATTAAATTACATACGCTGACAAGAAACAATCAGAATGGCCTCACCAGTGGTAGCAGCAAGAGCCGCAGCCTCGGGGGTGACAATCAGCATAGCACCGTCAGCAACAGTGGCTCGGGGATTGAGACCAGTGAGGGTAGCATCAGCAGAGCCAACACCGGGGGTGTCAGTGGCAATGGCACTCGTAGTAGCCGTCCCCGAAGCCCCAACCTTAATCTTCACACCCCCGGCCAGAGCAGTCTTAACCACAGGGGTGACAGACAGAATCTTGGTGTACGGGGGAAGGTAGGTCTCAATGGGACGAGTAAGCTCGCCAGCATTAAGCTTCACAACCACTTCATATTCAGAGCCCTCATTCTTCAGGACACCGGACACACCGCCGACACCGACCTCGCCATAAGTCTTGCCAACACCAATACCAGCCGGATCACTTTCATACTTAGACATATTATATTCTCTCCTTTAAGTTGATGGATAAAGTAACCCCTCATGGTGCGCTTCTTCGAGAGGCGTGAGGGGTGTTGTTAGTTAACCAATCTTGGTAGCGGAAGCAACGATACAACCAAGCGTATCCTTGCGCTGCACACCAAAACCAAACCGGGCACGGGTGACAAATTCATCACGAGCGAGGTCCTTGTTACGGTCGCCCTCAACCTTGGGCTGCTGACGCCAAGCCGACATCAGAGACTTAGTCTGGTCATCGGCGATGTTCAGGAAGAGACAGGCCACAGCAGAGGTGGCAGCCACTTCAACACCACCAAAGGTGTCCAGGGTCTCAGCAGGGAGCTTAGGCAGACGGTTAGAACTGATGATATTCCAGCCCATCAGGTTCATCACATACTGATGGTCACGATCAAAACCATTCTTCATCATTTCCATGAACTCAGGAACCTGATCCACAGAAGTGAAGGCATTAAACTGCTTCTGCAGAGAAGCACCAACCACCGGGTCAACAATACAGATACGGCCAGCCATAGGAACTTCAGCCTTATCGAAAGCCAGCTTCATACCCAGGAGGTCATCAAGCTGCACAGTGTTGTTCGTGCCAGAAGCAGCGAAACGGTGGGGGAAACCATTAATCAGGTTGGCATTAGCAGCCGTCTGACCAGCATTCAGAGTGGCAAGGGCCTTGGTCTCGAAATACTCCTGGAGAGCACGAGTGGCTTCCTTAGCACGCATGGCGGTGAGAATATCAATCTGGCTACCATCCTGACGCATAACGTCCGTGACATACCCATAATATCATTTCAGATATTCAGACTATAACTTACAAGACAACTGGTCCTGCTCAAGAGATTTAGTCGTTGTAGGTAACTTTAGTGTCTGGAGTGTTTTGTGTAACTGTTCGTTACCTTCGTATGTAGCGCCCTCTCTTCTGAGATGTTTTCTACTACGAAGACAGTCCAACACAAGGTCTGCCTGTTGTTTTTTCATTCTAAGGTGCTTACCAAAGAACCCTAACAACTGCTTACCTTTACTAATACTGAGGGAGACATTCCATTTACGAACGCCCTCTTGCTTTGTTATATATCCTCCAAAAGCTTTCTGCATTAATAACAAACCGGCTTCTTGAGTATAATGACTAACAACAGCAAGTTTGAATTCTAAATTACCATCTCTTTTACGAAAACTTGAATGGATGCACCCATCCCCATCAACATAACCAGCCATCCATTGTCTAGATGGGTAGTTCTTTTCTGGAGCTTCTGTTCTTCGGGCTTCTTTTATAGCCTTTCTGAGACTTTGTATATCAGAAGTTTTCGTCCCTTTTAATGGTATTAAGAATTCAACTAACTTCTTTTTGATTACTAAATGGCGCCTAACTTGTTCCATAAACCTCAAAGCGTTATCGCCCCGAAGAGCAACACAACTACATCCTTTAGACGGCTTTACTTCCACACCAAAAGCAGAAGCGAGCGGTTCTAAAACAGTAATGTCTTTTTGGTAGAGAGTGGCTCGGATGTTTATATAATAACTCCCATCCTCTCTTTTTGTTGGATCAATGTCAAAGCTTCCATCAGCATCAAAAAGCCCAGCATAGTATTTGATATTTTTCATCTCCCCTCCTGGGGTGTATTACCATCTGTTTTCCTGCGTGTCAGCTTTCGCCTCCACGTTATTTACTCTTAATTCGCGCAGCAGCTGTACGCGTCACCAACATACTGGTCGATCTTCATGGTGATCTCACCAGATTCGATAGCCGTGTAAGTCACGGGCTTATCTTCTTCAACAAACTGAATCTGAGCCTCACCAATCGACTTGATGTGGAGGGTTTCACCGTTAGAGAAGTCCGACACATTACGGTAGAAATTCTCGGGCAGAAGGCCGTCCTTCATGTTCTCAAGAATAAACTTGGAATACTGTTCGGACTCAATAAAAGCACGGTTAGTCTGGGAAGTAATCATCTATATCTCCTACTGTTTAGAGAGGCTGTCTTCAACCTCTTTTTTAATGTTTGCCCAGTATTCCGCAAGCTCTCTATCAGATGAATAACCCATAACAGGTTTCCTCTGAGTGGGAGCAGGGTTCTGCGGAATACCAAAAGTATTTACACCTGAGGGAGTAGGGGCAGGTTTGAAGCTGTCCTGAATCCCAAACATAGAGAAGACTGCCTGAGGGGAGGTAGAGGCAAGCTGGTTGATGGATTCTTTTGTGAGACCCATCTCCTTTGCCTTTCCATAAAAAACCTCTTCGGCCTTATCCCCATGCATCTCTCTGAACTTCTGAGCGACCGCCTTTGCATTGGCCTTCTTTGTCTTTGCAGTTTCCTGTTCCTGAAGAATCCGAAGAACATCATCAGGAGTGAGCCCTGGTTTATCAATATCAGGGTTAGCAGGAGGGGCTGTCTCAGGCTGTTTGTTCAACATTTCCATAACCTGCTCCATAGTCACTGCTTCCTTGGCCTTAGCCTCAGCCTCAGCAAGCTTCTGCTGGAGTTCTTTTATATAGTTCTGGGAATGCTGAAGAGCATTAAGAGCCGTAGGGACATCCTTATATTTAGGAGTCCCATCATCCCCAACAATCTGGGAAAGAAGATCAACACTAGGGTCCTTAACCTGGTCTGCATTACTCGGGGTCGCCGAATCAGCAGTAGGAGGAGTGGGGTCTTGGTTAGGCTCCCCTCCACCAAAAATGTTTTCGTCACTCATCTTTAGTCCTCAAAGTTATTAAGTTTATGACATCTTCGAGAGCTTTCTGATAACCAAACTCATAGGCTACTTGATTCGCCCATTCCGGATTTCTGAAACTCTCTCTGTCAATTTGCATATTTCTGCTCTTCTTCAGATCGGCATCCAAGATGGTAATTATTCGATCAAGAATTGGTTTATTCTCGACGATGCGGGTAGCGAATTCCTTCTTGTTTGTGCCTCTTAAATGTGAAGTGAGCCGACTGCTTATTGAAAAGTTAGTAGTCAACCGACTGTTTCTCCATCACTTCCTGCTCCAGATTACCCGCCATCTGTGCGTTTTCTGCAGCCTCTACCTGACCAATGTTAGGTCTAAAGACTTCATACTTTCCAATCTGAAGCATATCCTCTATCAACCATGCAAGGTTTTTAGCGGACATGTGAGGAGCAACCATCTGACCAAGTGTGCTATTCAACAGCGCCGTAAGATTCTGAATCAACTGCGCCTGTTCACCAAAATGTCTAGCACCAATAGGACGAAGCTTACCGCGAGCAGTGATATCATCCTTGGTGATATTCAGAAAAGTTTCTACTCCAAAGTCATCATCGAAGCTTCTGACAATATCAATAGCATCGAGATTCCTACGAGCACATTCAAGCATAAGATTGAGAAGATTCTCTATCATGTTACGCTCAAACAACACAGTCTTTTCCTGGAAGATTCTACCAGCAGCATTATCCAAGGTCTGAACTTCATAAGCGGTCTTTTCACCAGGGGTACGGATACCCATGGCCTGTTTAGGTGCGCCAGCATATTCTTCCATTTTATTTTCATAAAGAGCAATAGCATTATCTGCGGAGATAACACCATTCAAGTTCTTACCAAGTTCTTCAACCTTGCCGTCACCTACAATAGTAATTTCTTCTCCAGGACCCCATGTAAAAGGGTCAACGTCTCCTTCAATTACAAGAGGTGGATGTACAGCTAAATCCATAGCGTCGGCTTTAAGGTTTTCGAGATGGTCAATTCTATACTGTAAACCAACCAGATTATCAAGAGGTCCCATAGCCCAAAGATTGTCAGGACGATAACGCCAACCAACGTGAACGATGGAGGACTTACCTAGCCAGTTTTCAATAGGTTCATTAGATACCAGGATGCATCGGTCAATTACAATAATCTGATGGTTAGGTAAAAATTCCTGTGTGTCGTTGTTATAAAGGTCTCCTCTAAACTCCAACACCTCAACATAACTGCTCTGAAGATACTCTTGGTAGTTACCAAAACCGTCTACAGAAAATCCGATAGCTTTTTGACAATCTTCTAAAGAATAACTTCCAACAGTTTTGGTTAAGAGTTTATGTTGTTCAATGGCTTTACGCCACTTCTCTCCACCAGGTAGATCAGCCATCTTAACAAGCTCACCAATCGAATAAAGCCTTCGTACAATTTTAGGAGTTTCCTCAAAACTAGCAGCGATTGGGTTGAACACAATGTCAAGAGGACTTATTCGTCTAGCGATTGGTCCTTCATAAACAGTAATTGTATCACCAGTTTTTTCATCAATGTGCATATCCCGCACATATTCTACTTCTCCGAACGCATTTCCATAATCAATGTAATCGTAGACAAGTTTACTGACAACGTCTCTAAAACCGTTTTCTCGACACTTCGTATCAATGTACCCGGTAATAGCCTTTGTCTTCTCTCGTGTCTCGTCATCGAAACTTCCGCCTTCCCACTTCATCCACTGATTATTTGGCATAAGTGCTGAGATGTAATTAGCGTGAAGGTTGTCTCGAATCTGACACAGTTTAGGAAGTGTAGTTGAGTTCTTCCAAGGAAGAGAGGCATTGGTCGTGGTGGTTGTATCAGTGGCAAAAACATAATTTCGTAACTCGACCCACTGATTAATTTTTTCCAACCGCTGCTGATGCCACTTATCCCAAAGATAAGCTACATTCCTAGCTAGATTGTCAGAGATTTCATTGATGGCTATCTGAAGTTGTGCTACAGAACCAGCCATTAAATTTTACCTCCAAAACTCACCCCACCAAATCTACTAGAGAATTTGATTGGGTTGCTTTTTTGTCTTTCTTTAACACGCCTGGGTGGAATAGCTATTTCCACAACACAGGCCAAAGCGTCCTTAATATCATCGTGTGGCGGCCTAGCAAGAATAAGTTCTTCTTCTAATGCTGGTGTGTATCCTCCTTGAAAATGCCATATAGTCATGTTCTCGTAACGAGGTTCTAACACAGCCGCAATTCTTTCTTCCTTGGCGCCGTCGTTTCTAGTGGGACGGTGTTCATCAATCGCCAAAGAAAGACCTTCTTTACGGATCATATCCTTCAAGTCATTACAGATCATACCCTGAGCAACACTAACCTCAGCCCTTAATTTTCGGAACATCCACCTGGCATGTAGCATTTTTATCTTTTCAAAGTATGTTATAATTCTGTCTGTCTTGAACCGCTCAATATCTAACACATAGATATATCCATCATTGTCAATACCAATTACAACAATTGATGTGTAGTCGGCAGTTTTCTTTAATGAGAATGCAAAGTCAATAGCAGCGTAGACATTTAACGGTTTGTCTTTATACCACCATCTTCCCTCTTCTCTTTTAATATGTTTTCTGTCGTAATACTGAAACCTGCTTGGATTAAGTCGATTGCTTTCTGGATCATTAGGGTCATTATAATCATTATGAGATTCTCTCATTCAGACTGTGGCTTGTCCCTCGGGACTAGTTTCGTTCAGTCGTTGCGGTCGATACGATTTCAATTCTTTTAATTTAGTATGGATAATATAATTATTTTCTCTTGTAGCTCCGTTCTTTTTCAAATGGCAGCCAGAATCAATAACATATTTAACTAAATCAAATTGCGCCCTTTTTATTTTAATGTGAGGAAGCACATCAGCGAGAAGCTTACAAGACTTCGTAACGCTTAAGACATAAGAATAGTTGCCATCATTTCTAATTGTTATAACTCCTCCATAATATTTTGCTATAAGTTCGATACCCTGTGGATCGTTTTTATGAGAAGTAATACACAACTTAAAATGTAAGTAACCTTCACGTGTTAAATCAGAGAAAAGACACCCGTCGCCATCAATATATCCTGCAACCCACTGTCTCGATGGAAAAGGTTTTTTTGAAGAAGTTCTATCTGCCCTGAGTTCTTTAAGACGAGACCGTATCTCCGGCAACTCAGATTCATTAAAACTTAACCCATTATGCTCGATAACAAACTCCATTATTGCTCTTTTCAAAATGCTGTGTTTTTTAATCTCGTTCAAAAAACGAACAGCCTTCTTTCCCGAGAGAAGTATTCCTAATTGTGGGTTACCTAATTGTTTCTCCTCTTTATAAGGAACCACTTTATAAAAATCAGCTAAATAAGGAATTACCTTTTCTGCTGAATCTTCGCGTAAACGCAACTGCACTGTGGCATAAAGACTGTATTTGCCATTAGTACTTTTATTAAACGACAGGCCGACATATCCATCCGAATCAATCAGGCCTGCATAATACTTAAAATTTTTTAACATTACTCCTCCGAGTCCATGTAATCGTATCTTACCTCAAATTAGCTTGCGCATCTTTGTTATTTAGAAACTATTCAGCATATAATTTACTGTGCATAAAACTGAGTTCGGTCAGTGTACATCGCACTAATACGAGCTAACTCCCTTCGATCAAAACCAAACATCTTCCCATCACCCCGAGATGTACGAGGCCAGAGGAATTCACCCTCAACCTCAACAACTCTTTCAAAGACATCCCAGATAGGTTCTTCGTCTACCACCTCGCCCTCTTCATTGAAAATGGGCATCTTCTGTTTTAACCAAATATCATATTGATCTGCAGGATGGTAGCGGGTCCCACAAGCTTTAATCATCCCGCCTGTGTTTAAGATTGATGCCATCTGAGACATAGCAGAAGCAACCTTTCTTCGACCATCTTCTGTATAGGCATTATCCGGAACCACAACGTCATCTGGTACAATAACATCAGCGTGCCAACCAGTGGTGTTGGTTGTCAAACCTGCTGCAGCTACAGTAGAGTCTCTCACCCCCTCTTGTTTTCTGATAGGATGATCCACAGCAACCTTTGTTGCACTCCATCTTTCACGCCTTCCTTCGTCTACATGAACCATATCCGGCCAATAGCGACGATAAACCTTCGAGGTTAAGATGTCTTTAATCGCCTTAAGCTGACTCTCTGCCAACTCAGAGGTAGCAGATAAATAGAGGATTGTAACCTCTGGGTGTTTAGTAATCCACCATGCAACCCACACAGCCACACAATGGCTTTTCATGTGAGCACGAGGAAGCAGAAGAAGCTGGTTAGGATGGTCTGTTCTCATCAACCACCTGAACACTTCTTTATGCACTTCGCCATATAAACGCATTGGATTTACAAGACAAGCGAAATAAAAAAGATCTTCTTCTGCTTGCTCTCTAATTAAGTGTTTTGTGTTCTGTGCCACTATAGGCCTCCATACGTTTGAGATCATCCTCAAACTCATTATGGAGTCGAGCTTCCTGCTTGGCTATCTTTGTAACTTCGGCCTGAGTTGGCCTACCAGCAATACGTTTCTCCCAGCCTTTCTCAGCCAGAAACTTGGCTGCATTAAAGTTACCAGACTTAGCTGACTTAATAGCATTAGCTAGGCCTATACTACGAAGCTTAACTTCCAATTCTTCCTTCCACTTTTCTACTTCATCGCGTAATGATGCAGCTTTACAAATAGCTTCCCAGTGTGTGTATCCACCAAGATACTCATTAGCAACAATGTATCCTGTAGGATCATTAGATTCGACGAAGCGTTTACGCAGAGAGATGAGGGTTTTTCCTTTAATTGTTTTATCTTCCTCATTCAGCGTAAAAATCGCTCCGTCAATCTGATAATCATTCGCTTCATAGAAAAGGGATTTTGTTCTCCATCTTCCTATCGAATCCTTAAACATAGTTTCCTTCTAGGTTAGTTGTAAATAAGCTAGCACCCCGCCAACTAGAGCCGCCCAAGCTATTCTTTCAATCCACAGATTCTTGGCGTAAGCTTTCTCTAGGACACGGAGTCGCGCTTCTACATCTTTATGAAACTCGTCCAAAATACTCAACCTTATGTCGTATGTAGCATTATCAACTAAAACGTCTGTTAGTTTGGTTAATGTCAGGTTGATGGATTCGAGGCTACGTTCTAATCGGTCAAATCGTTGGCCTTCGCTACATACATGTTTAACTTCGCGTCCATCCATCAGTCTACGACTTCTTAGTTAACTTATCAAATACATCCTTAATCTTTCCAACAACAGTGTCATCAGTGGTGTTGGGAGTAAGCTTGGATACAATAACAGCTACACCAATCAAAGCACCAACAAGGCCAATAATAAGCTCATAGTTGGCAGTGATATACTCAATCATACCTTCCTCCTTCTAGCTGAATTATATAGTTCAGCAGTTTAGTTTGATCCGATGGCGGGATCATCAATGTGCCATTATCTAACAACACACTTTCATTTAGAATTGGTCTCGGAGGCATCGGACTTTGTTTCACGCTGCACCCCAAACTCATCAACGAACACGTCACCAGGATTATCAGCAGCTTTTTCATATTCTTTCTTTATCTTATGTTCTTTATATCGGGTGATAACCAGCTCGATGAGTCTGATGATTGCCCACAGGATGTTTAACAACTTAGTCACAATGCCTCCACAATATTATAGACAATGAATGTCTAATCTGAAACTCGGCATTACTACCCCATTAGGTAGAGTAGCAGAAGCAAAAGTAGCAGCTCCAGAAGAAGCCCTAGCAATCATAATCCTAATTGTAGTTCCAGGAGTTACGTTAGGTCTTAAATAAGCCTGCCTAATCTCTACCACACCAGTGTTTCCAAAATCTCTGGCAAACCCTGTATTAGGGAGTAAGTCCCAAGAAGACCCATTATAACTCTCTAACCAAGTATAAATCGTAGTGGGGCTAGTGACATTCACTTTAATAGACCATGTCACAGAGTAGCAACCAGCCAGCGGATAGGTAACTGATCCATCAGGATTCAGTGTTATGTTCTCCCCAGCTAAAACCGTATCAGCAACGACAACCTGACCTACATCAGAAATAGCCACCCTGTCAGTGTAAAGAGCAGATAGGTACCTTGGTGTCTTTAAGATACCTACATCCGTCTCAAGCTGCTCAACAGCAGCCACCAACACAGGGTCTTCAATCTGTTGATAGACCGCATCCTCAACAATAGTGTATAAAGGATTATCTCCTACCTTCAAGGCACCAGCATTAAGCAAATCATTATTAGCAAGATCGAGGTCCTGTGCCATAGAATTAGGTTCGCCCTGGGGGCTTCTACGGAATAGGACATAGCTGTCAATATCATTGACAAGCTTCTCGAATCTAGCATTAACTGCCGGAATTAGGTTAGTAGCATTTACAATAGGAGAGTAAGAAATCTTTGCCATTATCCCTCCTAGTTCACGTTCTCAAACGAGCAACGAGTAATTGTCTCCATATACACAGGCTCAACACTTACGTTACCGTCTTCGTCCACTACCTCCTGCGTCTCACCCGTATCAACCTGATACGCTTCGGAGGGCAGGACCATCTTTACATGCGCTAGACTAAAACCCATGAAGTCACCGAAGAGAGCCGCACGACCCTCAAGGATGTCTTCGTAGGGCACATTAGCATCGAGGTCGCTCTGAATAAGCGCAGCCGCTACAGGGTGCATTGTACTCAGATCAGGCTCAATCCCCATCATCAGCGCACCGACAACGGGATCGGAAGCTAGGCCGTCAACTTCCCACGAAGAGATGTCGAAGGCTTCAGCGTGTTTAGCCTTGGCGTCTGCAAACTCTCCCTTGTAGAAGTGGATGCAGCGAAGTTTGTAGGTTGTGTCGTCCACGGTGAACACACCGCAATCCTGGGAGTTCTCCCAATGGATACCATAAAGATGCCCAGAGGGAGAATCCACACTCACTTTATAGTAGGCCGCAAAGCGCGGCCCTCGGTCTACGAAAGGCATTATGCCACCATCCTTGTTTCGATTTCAGCATCGGACATACCACCCTTATTACTCACCATGACGCGACGGAACCAGATTGGAACAGTGTTGCCATAGGCTAGACGGAGGGCAGTGAGGGGGTTGAAGGAGCCGTCGAAGTTAACCCAAGAACTCCACTGGATAGCTTCGTCGATGCCGATACGTTTGTTGCCAACTCGGAACTGTGTACCGTCTGCGTTGGTCTGGACGAGCTTGATATGGCGTTCGTTGCGGGACCAAGTAGAGATTACTGTCGGGTATGATGTTCCCTCATATGCTGCCACAATTCTAGCAAATTGTTCATCTGCTGTTCCCTTGTAATAGAGCGGTACTAATACACCGTCTTTAATTGTGAATATATTTTGAGCAGACTGGTCTACAGTTAAATCCTCACTCCCCACACCCATCGTCACTTCAGCCGCCACCGTGCATGTAGAGGGCTTGAGCTTTTGGACGGAGATATTGTCAATGATTACTGTATTTCCAGTTGATCCATATAGATTACCAACACGTACATAACAAGAGGCTGACGTTGGCGTAAAACTAAATGTAATAATACCAGAGCCTGTCTGCGATATATTTTTATACTCACCACCACTTAATGTTGAACCCAGGCGAATATTAAGACTTCCAGGGTTTCCGCCAAGAAGTTCCACTGAGAAGATATATGTCTTCCCAACTTCTAGTGTTAATAGCTGATATACATATCCAGAATACGCATCACTATTTGTTATTGTTAACAGTCCATCGGATACAGTTTGGACGCCATAGTTGGCCACCGTCCACCCACTCACATCACTATCAAATGTCCCATTAGTAACCAACTCAACCCCATCAGTCTCAGGCTTCTCAAAGCACTGCATAAGCGGAGAGGAGAGGCGTTGGACGGAGATGTTGTCATACGTAGCTGTTATACCGTTACCAGACGATATGAAGGCGATATATGTAGATGTTGTTGTAGCTGTAAATTCAAGGCCACTCTCACCAGTTGCAATTGGTGAGAGAAAGTTTGTACTCGTGCAAATCTTAACAGGAGCAGTGTTTGAGATGCCCGTATATGTAACCCTATATCTAGCACCAACAGTAGTGCTAATAATTTGATAGGCCACATCATTAGCCGAACTAACTCTTTGGATACCCAGCCTGCCAGCGGAATCCCAAGACATGACGCCAGAAGCAAATGAACTCCACCCATCTACACCCTCATCAAACCCACCATTATACACCAACTCCACACCATCAGGCTCTTCGGCCATATCGAAGTAGATACCGTTGTTGCCAGAGGTTCCAGCAGCGGAGGCTACGGTTGTTCCTGGGGGGACGTAGGGCATGGGGGTCTTTGAAGAAATAAGCTGTGGTTTCGAGACGAGAAACCCCTTCGTGCCAGTTCCAGTATAAGAAAAGTCAGGAGACATTGGGTATATGAAAATATAATTTGTACCAACAGTAGCGGTATAAGGAAACTGAAGGTCATACCACCCATCTCCAAGATTCACTATTACTGGAGAACCATTTATTGTGACTACACTACCAGCAAGAAGATCAAAGTCGCCCTGGCACATATGGCGGTCGGTTGAATTAAAAACTACTGCGCGTACTTTAGTTATCTCACCCGCCTTAACCCTGATTGAGAATAACCCATCCGTTAAGGTTGTTGTTATAATAGTGCTAATACTGTGAGATTTTGAAGTGCTATCCAAAGTATCGTACACCTTATAAACATCATTAACTACGTTACTAACTGAAGTGTTTGTAACAGACCATGAAGTCAAAACCTCTTTTCCAACAGACAGCAAATTCGTATAACTAGGCCCACACCACACACCCTTATCGCCATGAATAGCAGGCACGTAGTCTGTTAGTTCGTTAACAGTGGTGAGTGGAGGCGCGTAAGGAGCGGTAAAAACTGTTGTTAACTGCGGGTTTTGAATGCTAATTCCAGAGACACCATCCCCGAGATAATTTCTATTTGATGCCCAATTGGTATCCTTTGCAACTCTAACATCAAGAACAATACTGGTTGCAGATGTAGCTACTCCACTTACATATACGGTAATTGATCCATCATTATTCCTTATAGACCTGAAGACAGGTGAGCCAGAAACGTTAGCCAATGCGCCAGTAATTAAATCCACAGACACAAAGTAAGCGAGGCCGCCGCCATTCAAGCCAACATACGCAAAATTTCTACCATTCGGTTTAATAGTAATACTGCCAGTATAACTCACGCCAATAGCGGCTGTGATACCACTTGTAACATGATGAGCTTCGGCTAGTACTGATTCGGTAACTTTGTACCAATCCCCATCAGTGGTTATCGTCGCCCCTGTTTTGCTCCAAGTTGTAATGTCATTAGAGGTAATGTGGTTCGTATACCCAGGCCCACTCCACCAAAGCTGCCCATCACCATTAAGGTCAGTAGGTTCATTCAGCCCAACATAGCTCCCATCTTCAGCATACATCCTGTCACTGTAAGACCAGTTAGGATCGGGACCAACAGCACTACGCTGCCCACCATCTTCTACGCGATAGAGGAGTTTAACATCATCGAATCGTGTAACCTTCCCATACAAGCTATCGCTCTGTGGGATTTCAATCCACCACAATCCAATGTTCAAATATACTTTCTTAGGTTCATACGCATCCACAATACAGAAAGTGCCCTGCTGGTAGTCACCAACATTGGGAAGGTTCTGAGAGCGGATGACGTTGTATCCTGCAATTGTTTTCTCGTTTAATTCGTCAAGGAAGGGCTTGTTGCTATGGCTATGAGTGGAAGCTGTCTGCAATCCTTCCTCAATAGCTTCACATTCAGCCTGTGCTGCCTCAGCAGCATCCTTGGCGTTAATAGCATCCGTCTTAGCAGAGGACGCTGTTCCTGCATCAGCAGAAGCAGCCTGTGCGCTAGAAACGGCTACATCCTTAGCTGCCACAGCCGTGGACGCACTAGAAGCAGCAAGAGCTTCACTTCCTGCAGCAGCAAGCTCGGAAGACAAAGCTGCATCCTCGCTATCAGAAGCAGCAGACGCACTAAGCATTGCTTCCTGTGCCTTAGCTGTGGCGATGCCCTCGCTCACAAGAGCTTCCTGGGCTTTCAGAGTAGCCACTGCTTCAGCATCAGATGCAATCGTTGCTTTGTCTGTAGCAACCAACACCTGAGCATTACAGAGGGCCAAACTCTCCTGAGCAGCCACCTCACTTCCATACGCATTAGCAGCGGAAATGGCAGCAGCATCAGCAGCATCCGTAACAGTGGAAACAGCAGCAGCGGCAGCAGCCGCATTGTCTGCACTCTCTGACGCATCCAAAGCCACCTGTGCAGCCTGAGCATCAATCAGAAGCTTGGTGGCCGCTGCATCATCAGCAAATCCCTCAGCCTTAGCAGAGAAGTGTTTGGCGGAGTACTTTCCTGTCTCCACCTGTACATCTTCGTTTGCGTTAGCCCAGTTCTCAGCCTCATCAGCATATCCAGCAGCAAGCCCTGCTTGCGTTGTCGCTGTAGAAGCAGACCCAGCAGCATTTGTTTCGCTAACAGAAGCAGCAGCTTCGCTAAGACCAGCAGCTACCTCAGAAGCTTCAGCCGCATCCCTAGCAGCAATGGCTTCATCTCTGTAGCCCTGTGTCTCAGCAGGAATGGCTGCAATCTGTGCTTCCACATCTTCTATTGCCTGATTGACGTCAACACCATTAACAACAAATTCTTCTGCGTTAATGGCGCCAACATTGTTCACATCATTCCCGCCCAAATCCAAATCAGTTCTCATAGCATTGGCTGTGCCGGGCGGGTTGTCTCTGTACAACACCTTGTCAGAGAACTCATCTTCAATCTTTTCAAGGACAGCATTAAAGGCGTCTTTGAAACCAAACGCACTTGTAATTCTATCCAAACTGATTTTACTCATCTCTTCTCCTACAGGTTGTTAAAATAAACAAGCCCAGCAAACGCTAGAAAGACAACAACCCAAATAATGTGATGAATGTATTTCATGTTAGGGACGCTTCCCTGTCTTCTTCCACTTATTCATATACTGACGCAAGGAAAGACCAGAGGCTTTAAGCTGTTCAGCAGAGACATTAGCCATCTCTCTTCCTCTATGTTCCACAGTCATCTTGTTTCCCTTCCCAAACTTACTCACTTTCCCTGCAGCCTTCTTAGGCGCCTCAGCTTTCTTAGGAGCCGCTTCCTTTTTCTTAGGAAGACCAAGCTTCTCTCTCTTCTTATTAGCATTCGCCTTGGCTGCTTCTCTCGCGTCCTTCCTCTTCTTCATAGAGGCTTCTTTCTCAGCAGCAGACTTCTTAGGGGCGGGCTTCTTCTCTTCAGCTTTCTTCCCCTTAATACCACCGCGCTCCATGCTCCCTTTCAGAGCCTTGGCTTTGTCTCCACCTTTGTAATCCTTGTACTTAGCTGTAATCTTAGGCATACCCCTCCTTCCCTATTTCTAAATAATTATTAGAAATATTAGAAATGTTAAAAAGAAAAACATACTAAATATATTATAATAATATATAATATATTCTCATTACTCTCTATAAGTATTATATGCAGGAAATCGGAGTTTGTGACATTTTATTTTCATTTTTCTTAAGATTTGTTCGTAACAGGTTAGAAATATTAATAATAAATTTTATAACGCCTTCGGCATCATGTATATACTGTTCCCAAGAATAGCTCTCTCCCGGTAGTCATAATTTTTAGCAGAAATTTTTAAGGGGCAGTGCATTCAAATGAAGCCCCCGTCACCCCCTCCCCCTCCCCATGAAAAATGTTTGGCACAATCCTTGCTATTGCACAATCCATACCAGACTATTTCAGTCCAGAAACATTGTTTGATTGTCAAGCTATATCGCCTTCGGCATGAATGGTGCA